AAAAATACTCTGATATAGTTTTTACTATCCATTTATGCGAATCGGTTTCCCAATAATCTACATCTAAAATATCACAGATTCTTTCTATGAAAGTTTTATCGCTAAGTAAACTAGAGATGCACTTAATTTGAAATTCGTTTCCGAATTTGTGAAGGTTGTCGATAATATGTTTGTCGTTTGTAATCATAATTTATAATTGAATGGATTGCTCACATTGAAAAGTATATCGCAAAAATATTTTTTGCTCAAGTTTTTATTGAACCCATCCGCGAGAAAAATTTTTACAAATGAATTGGTGATGGGGTTAATCATGTGACTTAGATAAATATCTTTCTACTTTGCTTATGCGCAAGAATAATTCATCAACAGCGTTTTTTCAACTTGTTTTAAATAAAAAATATTTTTGAAATAAAAAAAGTTGAAAGTTGTTTTATGATACTATATATTGACAACGATGATACAACATCATCATTAAAATCCTCTGTAAGAGAGGCCAAACAAAAAGGAAAAAAAAATATGTATCAAGTACTAACAAACAATAGCGTTGACGTTCTCGTCAACGGAAACAAGTGTAAACAATACACTTACGACGGCAAAATCTATATCGAAGCAAAAGCATCTTCTGCTTATGAAATTAAAATAAATAATAATGGCTATGGACGCATTTTAGCCGTTGTTTCGGTGGATGGTCTTAGCGTTTTAACAGGCAAACCAGCAAGTCTAAATGATGCTGGTTATATAATAAATGCTAACGATAGCTATCGTATCAAAGGGTTTAGGTATGATAACGATAAAGTTGGAGCATTTAAATTCGTATGTAAGAATGAATCATATGCTGCAGGGATTAGTAACAAAGCCAAGAGAAATTGTGGAATAATCGGCATTGTATTATATGAAGAAAAGATAAAACCTGTTGTTACATGGACACCATGTTGTTATCCTCCTTTATGGCCAACTATAACCACTACATCAAATCCGTGTTTGGACATACCATATGGTAGCAACAACGCCACATCATATGGTGGTGCATCATCTGTTAACAATACATTGTGTAATTATAATAATAGTATAGATGACTATCGAGATATAGTACGGTCGAAAAGTAGTCAGCCAATGAGTTCGTTAAAAGGTGGAGCGCCTTCGGCTGGGTCAGGATTTGATATGGGTTCTGGCTGGGGCAATTCTGTTGAAAGCAAAGTTGTATCAGACCAATTCGAAAGAGGTAATATTGTTTATCAATCCGACATTTATTACGCAAGCAGAGAAGCGTTGATTGATATGGGCGTGCCTGTTAAAAAAGAAGGAAAGGTTTCATATCCTAAGAGCTTTCCATCTGGGTATGCTACACCGCCATCTGGCTGGTGTCCATAATAAGTAAATAAAAACAATTGGGGCTTGATTTTATATCAAGCCCCTTTTTGTTATTACTTAACAAGATTATCAAGTCGATTAAACACTTCACCCAACCAAATTTGGTAATTTGGTATATTATTCCACATTTTATCTTCGGTGATAAGTTTTGAGAATTCAAAGCGGTTTAACTTATTAAGTTGTTTATCAACGATTTCATTGATTCTTAATTGACTAAAGCTTTGTATCTGTGTATCATTTAATTGCATTAACTGATAATTTCTTTCTAAAATATCTTTATTCTCTAAAATGGTGGTATACAATTTATACTTCATTCTATGCGTTTCACAATAATTGTATATCTCTTGTAATGTATAACAATGATTGTCAGCAAATATCGGAAAGCACTTTTTAATAGTTTTAATACCAGCACCTTTTATGCCTGAAATATTATCGCTCATATCACCATCAATAAGTCTGTAATTCAAAAAATTCTCACAACTAATTCCATATTCCGTCAGCATTTCCGCACAACCATAAAGCTTTTTTCGAGTTGGACTCCACACTTTAATTCGGTCACTAAGAAGCTGTAAAAAATCCTTATCAGACGACATTATTATAGAATTTACATCTTTAAAATATTGTATTGCTAAATACGCAATAGCATCATCCGCTTCAATATTATCTATTGACATAGTAGTTACTGGTAAATAATCTAAATAATTGATTACTCTAAATAATTGCTTTTTTATGGAGTTGGCCTCATCATCAGTAGTAATCGAACCCGCATAAGCACGATTAATGCGCATTTTATTGGATTTCTTATTCTTATACTCAGGATATAATTTTTTTCGTCGTAAACTCCCTCCCGCCCCATCAAATACAATAACACAACGGGTTGGTTTAAACAACTTTATTGCATAGCCAATACTTTTTAAGAATCCAGATATGCCGCCTGTATGTATGCCATCGTCGTTTAAAGTCGTAGAGACAGACCAAGAACGAATAAAGGTATTAAGACCATCAACAATTAAAACTTCGTCTTTTAGAGCGGCGTTAGTAACTGGAGCAGTCTTATCCATATGCTGAAAGATAGACCAAAGCTTACCCCTTTCTTGTTTATCAAGAGATTCCATGTTTATTTAAATCCATAAGATTTCAATATTGATTCTATTTGCTCTGGATTGTTTTTTATTTTACTCTTCATTTCATCCGCTTCACGAAAAGCTGATATTATTTCTGTTTTCTTAGAAAGAATGTCATTTATAGCCACATCCTTTATAATTTCATCTGTCTCAGATTTTTTAATATTAATCAAAGTTTTATTTAGTAATGTTTCATATTTGTTATTAGAATCCAAACATTCATATTTTTCCGCTAATAGCTGTGAATCCTTATCAAGCACTTCCAAGATAGCTACATCTTGGCCACAAGTGGCAGGCGTATCACACCGGCTACATCCTTCTCGAGCAAATCCACAAGCTACTTCCTTGTGTGTCACAAATCGTATTTCTTCGTCTTCATGGCAATGTGCGGCCAATCTAACTTTAATCATTAACAAAGGCTTTAATTCCAATAAAGCATTTTCAGAAATATTCCAATGTCTCTTTTCCGCGTCCCACTTCCCACCCAACTCTTTAATTCTTTCTTTTGAATGGAATGTTTTTCCATGCAAAGAGAATGTACCATCTATATTTTTATACGCATACATTTTATGCTGATTTTCATATGGATGTGGTGTGTTCATTGTATCCTTTTTTTTGGGCGGGATTTTCTAATTATTTCCTTTAATACATCATCGGCAATAATAGTATTATGTTTTCCAGCAATTGAATCTTTGCAGAATTTTTTGACAGCATTATAACTTTTTTTGGAAATGAAAATCTTTTTTATCTTTTTGGCTTTCATCAGCTGTTTTGCGGATATTCGGGCCGCTTTTTTTACGGAAGAATGACTTTGCATTTTTCCCGTAATTAGATTCCGTGTATACTTTTCATCACCCAATTCAATTCGCTCTTTAGTTTTCCAATCACGCAAACATTTTGCTTTCATTTTAGTCCTCTGCCTTTTCTGTATCTTCATCTGGCGTATTATCAATCACAGCATCCTCAACAATATGCGAATTTGGAGTTTTATAAACCATAATGACAGCATCACAAATCTTCTTATAAATTTCCGTTTTCAACTCAGGATTCTCTGACATTAACTTTACAAAGTCATTCGTTGAAAATTTTAATTCCTCACCAGCATTATTTGTATAAATGTAGCCCGGCCCATTTTTTTCAATAATATTATTTTTCTTCAAAACTTCAATCCAACTAGCATAGTCTGCAATTCCAGAATCATAATAAATATCGAATTCAGCCTGCCGCCATGGTGGTCCCAAACGATTCTTATTAACTACCGCTTTAAGGCTATCACCTATTATAACATCATTCTTTTTAAGTTTGCCTGTTTTACTAAGACGCACACGAACAGAGCAATGGAATGCAAGCGCTTTGCCACCACTAACAACATACTTATCGCCAAATGCCATCGCGGCCAAATTCATACGAAGTTGATTTGTATAAACAATTAGAACGCGTTGCCGGCCTATCATATTTGTTATTTTACGCATTGCCTTACTGATAATAATAGCTTTGCCGGTGTTATAACCATCTACACCATGCTCACTTTCTAATTCTTTCTGGGTAGTTGCTCCTGCAACGCTATCAACAATAATCGTCAATAACGCATCTTTTGTATTCTTTCGTATATAAGCTATTGCATTTTCAATAGTTTCAAAAATTTGCTCAACAGTTTCTCTTTGCACATACAACAATGATGCAAGATTGACTCCAAGGCTTTCCCAAAATGCTGGTGCGGCAGAGTTTTCCGTATCAATTACAATTGCTTTTCCACCTTTTTTCTGTGTCTCTGCACAGATATGTGCAGCAACCATACTCTTTCCCGTTCCTTCAAGACCATTAAATTCTATCATTCTTCCGACAGGCAAACCGCCATTTGGTCTATTGCTAATTGCTAAATCTAAAATTGAATTGCCTGTTGAAATCCAATCGGTTATACTTGAAGGGTCATCTTGTTCATCAAGAAAGAAAGCAATTTTACCGCCCTCCTTATTATTCTTATTTAATTGTTCAGCTAAATCTGTCAGCAAATCGTCGCGAGATTGTTTTGGTTGTATATTAATGTGTTCTGTTATACTTTCATTAGATGTTGATTTCTTTTTATTGTTAGCCATATTATTTCCTCAATAACTTTGTGTCAATAGGGCGGCGACTGGTTTCGGAATCGCCGCCCCATTTTCACATAATACAATTTTTCAATTGTATTTTATTTCTTTTCTGTTCCGAACAGATTGTCAAACGCTTTGGTAATATCTTCAGCATTTTCCTTTGAAATGGTATTGCTTGGAGATGCTACCTTTGCGGCTGCAGCTGCTGCTGCAACGCTAATACTGGTTGCCGGAGTATCTGTCTCAGACGTACCTACTGTAGCGCTTGTCTTATCATCGTCGGATTCTTCTGGATGTAACCATGCATCCATTACATTCTTCAACTCGTCGTAACTCAACTCTGGGAACAAATCGAGAATATCAGATTGATTCTTAATCTTCTCAATTAATTCTTTCTTGGTTGGGTCAACAGCGGGAGTCTTATTTGGCTTTACTATGATAGTTGTTTCTGGGAAACTCTTGCCCGCTTCTTCGGCGGTCTTGAATTCCACAACAATATCTCGGCCACTGGCCAAGTCAGTAATATCACCATAATCCGGGTCAGCAATAACAGATAAGATTGCTTCATAAACTTGCTTTCCGAAGCCCCAAAACTTTACACCTTCATCTTCTTGTCCACGAACAATAACAGGTGCAAATGTGCGGAGTTTTGGCTCAAGTTTCTTGCCAATCTTCCATTCTTCTTTATCGCCAGATAGCTTCAATTTGGTGGAGAATTCCACAATTGGATCTGGTCGATTAAAAGTATCCGGTGAGAGATATGTTTTATTATTCATATTATAATGAAACTTCAACTCAATGAATGGGTTTTCCGGATTCTTGCTGTAGGGAACAATTCGGACGGTTTGCTTTCCGGGAACTGGTTTCCATATCAACTTACTGCGTTCAGAGTTTTTGCTCGAAAGGTCTTTCAAGCGACTTTGTATCTTTGTTAGGTCTAATGCCATAATTAGTTAATTCCTTAATTAGTTAAATTGGACAGTCTAATTTAAACAGTTATAGTTTTTTATTCTGTCCTCTTATACATATCAAACTATACGCGAAAAAATAAATCTTTCAACATATTATAATGAAATTTTTTCAATAAAAAACCACGAATTTTTATATTCGTGGTTTCTTAATTGTATGCTATTTAGTATCAATTCTTTCGATACAAAGCAAGTCCCTTCTCTTGTGATTTTTCTACAGCAGCTGGTGTTGTTGCAGCCTTTGCATCAGCAGCAATACATCCCAGAATTTGCGTAGCCTGACTAACTGTATTGTTTCCCTGCAATTGGGCATAATAAGTTTCATACAAGCCTAATATTGGATTCAATATCAACTTAAGCGTTGGATTTGTTACAACATTGAATGCAGCAGTAACAGCATCAACTGATACTGTTCCATTTGTTGACAATGTTACAATACTATCTGCGACAACAAATATCTGGTGTTCAATCACAAGACGATTTGCTGGATCACTCACTGCATATTGCAATCCTGCATCAATTGCAAATGGAGTTACTATTCTTGATGCAATGCATGCATTTTGCGCAACTGTGTTTGTGGTCGAACAAGCACTTGTAAATAACATTGCAGATGCGGCTAATACTGACAATACTACTACTATTATTGATTTCATAATTTATTTCCTTTGGGGGTATACCCTTAATAACTATTGAAGTATACTGAAAACCTACATTTTTTTCAATTTATTTTAAATCATTTATTATAACTAAATTTTAATTATTTTATATCTTGCATCTTAAAATTCTGCGCTGATAACCTTGTGAAAGTATTTTCTTTTTTATAAGTTTTATATGTTTCCACGCCGGAATTTGATTGAATTTCATCGTGTTGGGCGTAAGAGATAATTCCTGAATTATAATAAATCTTTCCTCCCGCAAATACATAAATATTTGGCTCTTTATCATTATAAAAATCATGTACATCTTCCATGAAGACGCGTATATCCCAAGCAGGTATTATTGATGGTCCTTTATACCCACTCTCTCCATAATCATGGCCTTGCATTTGGGATTCTGCTTCAATTCTTCCAATGGTCCATTTCACATTACCTTGCATTTGTCTTGGATGAACTTTAACCCAATCGCCAATTTTAACACCAGGTTTAAATTCAATTAAATTTTTAATCCATTCTTCTGCATTAGCCATATATTCTCTATGTTCTTTTTCGTCTTGTTCATCATCACTATCAAATTGATCTCCAAAATCTTTTATAGCATCTTCAGGATTCCATTTAGGATTCAGTTTCATTAATTTGCGTATATAATCGCCGTTTAAGGAATTTTCCTTTAAATTTATAACATCACTTTGTTGTTCTATGGCGGATTCTTCAATTAATTGTTTTAATTTAATTTTTGTCATAATAATATTCCTCATATATATATTAGAATCTTTCGGTGTCTATAAGATTTAAATTTATAATTTTATAACCTGTTTCCGTCGTGATAATTAAAGAATTTTTATATAATGGCCAGTCCACCTCAAAAGTTTTATCTAAAACACCATTATTTTCTTCCTTTATTATACAATTCATAGCATTCAATGTATAAAGTGTATTTGTGTCTTTTTTTCTATGAATTGAAATTGTAAAAGGAAACTTGTTATTTGTATCTCGCACGCTTACATTATAAGTCAATATTATTTCATTGGGAGCATTCGCATTTTCAAAAATAAAGAATATTTTGTCAGGAATAAAATAAAATCGTTTTAATGATGATATTATAAGTTTATAATCATTTGGTGTTGTAAATGTACACAAAAGCTGGTTCGATTTCATTTTAATATCATTCTATCTATAACGCATAAATCTTGTTTATGATTTTAGAATTTTTTCTACATATTCTGATTCGGCCTTTTTCTGACCGGGTTCCTTTGGCGCTTCAGCAGGAGTTGGTGAAACTGTTGGTGGTTCTGGAGACGGAGCAGCTATTGGTGGTTCTGTCGCAACAGGAGCAGGCGTTGGAACTGGAGCGGGTGCAGGTGTTGGAGCAGCTGTTGGAGCGGGTGGCGGAGCAGGTGCTGGACTAGGCGTTGGTGGAGCTTCTGCTGGAGCAGCTGGAGCGGTTGGTGCAGCTGGAGCCGGTGCAGTTGGAGCAGCCGGAGCGGCTGGTGGAGTAACTGGCGCACCCGTAGCATCAAACTTAACATTCGGTGCTTGCTTAGTCGGGTCTTGCTCAAAATGTGTACCTCTATCTAAGGCTCTCTTTTTGTATTCTGGAGTTGGAAAGGTTACTAACAGACCCATCTTATTATACGCCTGCCGTTCAGGAAAGCGCCCCTCAACCACTTTATTTCTCATTTCTATTGCTTCTTCTTCTGAAAGGCCTCGATTTTGAAGGTGCTCTTGAAGAATATCCATATGGTTATTGTCATCAATAAAAAACATTCCCTCTTCCAATCTTTCATCCAAACAGATTTCATTTATAAATTTTTCAACTATTGTTCTCATATTCTTTTTCTATAAGTTAAATGGCAACCATCTCAAAGTTTTTATCTCGGTCGGCGGGATTTACTTCGCCCATCTCAATTTGTTTTGCTACAGCATCGTCTTTAGTACACATCAATAAAGCATTGCTAAGTTCATGGCCGGTTTTTCTATTTTCAATTGTCCAAATGCGTAAACCACCAGAAATATCTGTAGCATATTGTGTGAGACAAATATAGGCAGAAGGTAATAACATTTCCATTTTTTCAATGGTCAGATTATTAAATTTTTCTTTAACATTGCCATATGCATCGGTTATAAATATATACTTGTAAAGTCTACTGCCTGCGGCTTCATCAATTACTTCCAATATCAGTTGTTTTAGCTCATTCTTTGTCATATTTAAACCATTCTTATATATATATAATTCAGATTAGTCAAATTTAACTAATCCTGTCACAAATTTACCCTCTTTGAACCCCAATGTTGCTATCTTTTTACCATCATTTACAATTCGTATACCAACTGTCCCAGGAGTATGTTCTAATTTCATATTATCAAAGTTCAACTCTGGATGTTTATCAATTATCATTGATTTCTTATCTTTCACCTGTTTAGAACCAACAACGGCTAATATGAAATCTGTGTCTTTATCTGAAAATCCGATTGACATTAAAAAATTCTTTATGAAATAATCCTTACCCTCTGGTTTGGAAATGTATCGTCTTAGAAATTCGTAAAGATATGTTGCCAACATTGGGTTAATTTTTTCTCGAACATTACCTCTAATTATTCTCAATCCATCTGTTGTATACAATTGTGACTTTGGAATGGAAATCTGAAAGCCCTCTTTAACATATACTTTATACATTGCATTAACAAAATCTCTATAATCTTTTGGCTTTTCTTCGGCTTTTGAGCGTTTAACAGCTCCATGAATAAGTCGCTCTAATTTTATCAAACGCTGTATTTTGTCATCGCTTTCTACCTTTCTTTTCATTTCCGCCGATGCCTGTTCTCCACACCAGTTTTTTACGGAACTTATAAGAGTAGAATTTATAAGATTTACACTTGTATTACTATACATTTTCAACGAAAAATTCTTTAAAAATTCTCCGCCGCCTTTCTTGATTTTTAATTTTATATCAGCTTTATAACTTGCACCCTTCATATATTCTGTATTTACTAACCAAATTGCTAAGATTACTCCGCCGGATGTACCCACGTTCTTAATTATATAATCAGCCATATCGTGACTGGCCATATCAATTACACTTACTATTTCTGTATATTTATCTTTTGCTGCTATCTTTAATTTTTGGTCCCAGCGGTTTACTAAAGCATTTATTTCTCCAGCTTTATTTTTACCATCGGAATCTAAATCTACAACAACAATGTTTCCGTCATTAGATTTAGCTTCTTCTAATAATCCAACAATATATAATTTTATGGGGGTTTTGTTTTTCTTAATGACATATCTACAAGTCAAAACTTCATTGTAATTTCCTTTTATGGATTCAATGGCACCCTCAGTTAATTCGGCTGGCTTTTCGGCTGGCTCTTGTTCTACATCAAAAACATTATCCAATGCTCTATATTCTGGAACATCAACATAGGGGATGGTTACTTCAAAAACGGTATTTACATCTTTGCTTCCAATAACATCTGCAATTCTTTCTGTTAAAGTTTTGAATTTGTTTTTTACAAAAATAACACCGGCTTTTAATAAACTAACAATACTAAATTCATTAAGTAAACCGGTCTTGTTTTCCGCTATAAATTGGGTTAGTTCCTGGCAGTCTTTTTGATTACAAATATCAAAAAACGCACCATTATCGTCACGAGTATAAAAATACTCCGTCAACATCTTATCAAAGGTAATCATTGCTTATAGCAATAAATATAAGAATACTGCCCGAAATTACAAACTAATTAACGACATTTCGTGGTAATTGTTGCCAGAGTAGCATTTAACGGGGAATTGATTGTCAATCATCATTTGCTTAACATCTTTAAGAGTTTGCCGTTTATCATCCTTACAAGCATCCAACAAGATAGCATCATATGTATATAAAATAACACAGGTCTTTTTATTCTTCAAATATTCATTTACTCTATTTATATTCTGCAAAGAAAACTCTGTTTCTGATGCTTGTAATATATAATTAAAGAGTTTATTCGGATTAGCATCTACAATGTGCTTATCAGTTATTTTTCGTTTCCACACCGGCGTTTCAACATAACCATTCTCTTTAAAGAATTTCCAGCGATGCTCAATATATTGCTCTATCTCTTTGAAAAATGGAATGGCTCTATATTCTTTGCGAATACCACCATACAAATTCTGAAAGGTTATATTCTTAGACTTCTTAATATCGGCCTCAGTCAGTTTATCCTTTTTCAAATATAACCGCCCGAGGAAATCATATACATCCGTTTCAAAAGTTATATCTTTATAGTTAACCAAATTGGCAATAATATGCGGATGATAAGCACTATAATCAATCACCAATAACATTCCATCCTTACCAAATCTTGAAACAAATGACTTTCTACACCCATCTTCTTTATTTAACGCAGCATAATTTATTCCAAAAAATCTATTGCTCGGCCGACCCGTTGATGTAAATATATTATATTCTGTATATACTTTATCTTCCACAGGTTGCACGCCTTTATCTCCAAAATGTTTGTTAAACTCTTTTGGATTTACACACAATCCATTGCTTTCAAGTTGAGCAAGTGTTTCCGTTATAATTCCATTAATATTAGAAAATGCCTTATCTGTATGAAATGTGGAAATTTCTTCTTTATATTGTTTATATTTCTCTTCAAATATCTCCATCTGTTTGACGAGTGGCAAGACTTGATTCAAATATATGAATTTATCCCCATGGCCAAATTTCCTACTTAAAAATCCACAATTCTCCAATGACACATCTTCCTTTGTATTATTGGTTTGAAATTCTGTTATCAATAAATCATAAAAATCATTTTCTTTAAAGAGATGAATATACTTCTTTTTATCAAGTACGAATGTTTTACTTGATTTTTTTAATATATCTTTTATGATTATATATTTGTCTTTTAATAAGCATTTACAATCTTGGTGGGATAAATTCAAACAATATGATTTCGACTTGGTGTGATTATAGATAAATAAACATAATACATCGTTAATAGCATTATGAATACCACTTTTAGAAACAACCGCCTCTAAAAATAATATGCTTCTATTAATATCTGAAAGAAATTCAGCGTATTCAGATTCACTCTTAACTATAACCATTTCCTAAACTATACAACAATTCAGAAATATATCAACTTTTTTTAAGCTTTATAAAATTCCAAAGGATTTGTAAGCTTTTCATTCAAACCATTGATGACTTTATTCCCACGAATTATTTCTTTGCTATTGAATTCTTCCACACCAACTACCTGTTTTTTATTATTAATGATAATGCTATTTTTACTACCAGCAATTTTCCAATATATGCTGGTTTTAATATAAAGAAAATCGCTACAGGCTCGATATCTTTCTTGGCCAACCTCAATTATTTTTTCTTTGTTGACAGGCTTAACAAAAAATCTTTCTATAGTTTGTTTGGTATAATCATCCGTTGTTGGAATGGGGAAATATTCTTTTGCATAAACAATACCATCCAATGCTGGATTAGGATTTAAATTTCTATATTTATTAATAATATTGGTCATATTAATTTTTGTAAATCCCTTGCTGGTACTATAGTTGAAATAATAGTTGTATTCCAATCATTGTCTGATATGACGTGATTTACCTCTTTTATTTTAAATATAATATTATCTTGATATGGCTTTGGTAATGCTTTAACGCCATATATTTGAAAAGTTTTAAATCCACCTATACCATTTACAGAAAATTCCGCTGTCGTTCCAGGGATAGGCATACTATTAACATTTACAAATTGTGCAGTATCATCATTCAACATTGCTTGATATTTTGATTTGTATTTATCAGATAATGTAAATCTTTTTATACCATTTTTTTCTGTTTCACAATATAAGCAATCTTTATCTATATTTCCTAACTCTTTTGTCTCTGGATTACCAACTTCTTTGGCCTTTTTTTCATCTTCAGCTATTGAAGCCTTTGCAACTTGCTCATTAAATTTTCCAGCACCGCCGGCAGCAACTATCTTTTGATTTCTTTCAAGTGTTTTTGCGTTTTTTATTTCTCGCTTCGATTGCATTTCTAATTCTGGAACTATTAAATCTGATACTTCTACGTCGTCTGGAACACGCCAGGTTACTCTATTATCCAATGTTTGATTATTATCTGGAAATTTATTAGCTTGATTTGCTGCTACAATTGAATTGGCGATTGCATCGGACAATTTAACATCAAATTTAAATCCTCGAACCACCGACAATTGAGAAGTAGTATCCAAATAATAAATTACACTATCGACGCCCAATAAATCTTTTGCTTTTTTCAGCAAGGCTACATCGGTAAATCTATTATCTATTATTTTTATGGTATTATTATCTGAACATATCGCTTCTAATCCCCATACCACGCCTACATCATTTAATCTGCTACACAAAGCCGTTAAAATTGTCTTTATATCAGGCTGATTACATATTTGTTTAATTAATTGGGTGCTAATAAATATATTTGACAACTTGCCTTTATAAAGACTTTGTTTATCATCATCATCTTTATTATTTTTCTTGTTGCTTATAATTGGAAAAGCATAATTAGATACATCTCCCCCTCGATTAGAATTAAGCATCACATTTAAATTTTCTCTTTGTTGTCCATTGTTTAGCACCGATTCCATCAATCTATTCGCCGCATCCATTGGAGTCTCATCATTTTTTGGGGTTTTAATTTTTGTGCTTGACGGCGAAGCATCTGGATTATTGTATAATTTTTCTGGTAAATATTTGGGGGTGAGAGCGTTTGGTATCAACACATCAAGACTTGTTGATATCATATTTGGATGTGCGCCAATAAAAACATCTTCTAAATTTATTGGCGTAATTTTCCCCGTTTTTGCTATGTATTTAGACAACAATTCAACAAAAAATCCAATGGTAACATATGTTAAATCAGAATGCTGCGTTTTCTTCTGTTTAAATACTTCAGAAAAATATTTATTTGGTATAAACGCTCTGCCATCTAATGATACCCCCTGAATTAAATAATTTGGATTACTATAAGCATTCATTACATCTTTTACAAAAGTATCACTCCAATATTCTTTAAACCCTTTTATTTCTTTACTTTTTGTTTCATCTTTTTTATCTGTAATATATGTTAGATTTCTAACTGCTAATGCCATATAGTATTTAGAATTAGAAGCAATTTCGGTCGTGCATTCATATGTCAATGTTGCTTCATTAAATGTATATGAAAAATTTGTTATTTGGCCAACCATTCCATCATAATTTCCACCGGAAAGATCTGTTCCTTCTTCGAAAAGTCCTGGATTAGAAAAAGCATCTAAAATTCCCCGTCTTTCATGAGAAGTTTTTACATAAGAATTTTCTTCTTCAAGAAAAAATAAATTTTCAAAAACATCCTCAGATTCGTCATTGGTTCTATATGTTGAAGTTTCTGGATCAAATGTTGCAAATTTTCCTATTTGAGATATATCAATCAGACTTTCTCTGTTGAAATTGTTCCAACCCCATTCCAGTAACATTGTATTTTTTGGTGTAAAAAAATAATATGACATATAATTCATTTGGTCTAAAGAAAAAGCATCCCAACGAATTATTGCAAATCTATATACATCCATTTTTATTTTAACATCTATAGATTTAATTGCTGGTATTGGCCGGAATGGTTGAGCTGCATCTTTATTATCTATCTCATGCGGCTCACCCTTCATATCATAACCTATAATTTGCTTTCTGCCATTTATTCCATATTTTTCTGCAAATGTTTTTCCGCCATATAAAACAAATCCTTCTCGTTGATAATTATTGGTTGTATTTCTTACTTTGGTATTCGATACACAACGTATCCATGGTGTTTGTGGCCCTTTATATGCTGGATCATATGACTTATCATTAGTCTTTAAATATGACATACCATAATTGTTAGAACGTCGAGCAAATTCCGTTCTTATGTGCTTCTGTATCGGTGCAGCTACCCAAGGTGGTAATAAAATCTGTGCCATAACATTAATTTAATCCATTAAAAGCATTCACTACATTTTCCACATTTATTGGGATTCTTAATTGTGTGCCCGGCTCTATGCTTAATCTTCCCGTTCCTATATTGTTTACTAAAGCAATTACCCACCATAAACTACTATCTTTATAAAACTTATATGCTAATGAATCTAAATAATCAGTGTCATTGGTTATATACAAAGTATCATCATCTCGGGGAGCAATAATCGGATATGTTCGTGTCCCAAAAAATCTATTACCATCAAAAGATAGTTTAATATTTCTATTTGTTTGATATCGTGTCATATATTATCTTTAATTATTGTCCTCCGCCAAGGGGTCCCACACCACCAAGATTACCAAACGGATTAGGATTGCCATTTATCAACAATGGAATGTTCGGAGGCGCCTTTGGCAAGAAAGGTAAAGCTGTATTCAACGGATCTTCTGTTGGTAATTGAACAATAACCCGTGGTGTTCCAGGAGAAGCATTTTTTATGCCTTTAGAATTCAATGTTGGCGTAAATACCGAAATAGTAGAGTCTTGTCCAACAATAAGTTGTTTTGAAAAACTTCCAACAGGAGAATTAAAGCCACCAAAATTATGCTTGCCAATTTGTGGAAATGATTGTTCAAGAACATTTGATGTTATTTGTATTTCACATTCTCTTGGAAATTGAGCATATCTATTGTGCGAATCATTCCATATTATTCTATCTTGTAGATATGTCCAATTATTATTTTTCGCATATTTTTCTGATAATGTTTCCCATAATGCATCATCAGGAATTGTTATTGCTATTGTTTGAATTATAATTGGTTGCTCTTTATAGAAATCTCCAATTGTAACTGCCATCAATGGTGGTATAACAAATTTAGAGGTATATTTTAAATTCTCACTTTCTACATTAAATTCTATATCCTTATATCCTGATGGTTTAACACATGTAGCTAAATAATTTATTCTAGTCCACATTGGTAATAATTCTTTTATGCTATTAGCAATTACATGGAAACCAAAATTTAATTGTCTTGTAAATCCTTTATAATTGTATAATTTATCCGCACGTCCTACATATGTAATCATATCCCATTCTGCTGCTGCATTTTCTGATATACCTTTTACTGTTGCTCTAAATGGAATATATCTGTCATTTACAAAATCGTGAAAATAAAATGCTATCTGATCATCATTATAAGGTTGGTATGAATTAGCTGTATCAAATTTATCTTTTTCCAAAACTGTTAATATATTAATTTTATCTACTTGGCCTGACCCAGGAAATCCCTTAAAATTTTGACTGCTAAGAACATCTCTTTCATTTAATAATTTATAATTATTTTCATATCCATTTTTAGGAGCACTATAAGCATCATATTTATAAATTTTATCAATACCATTTTCTCTATTTGTGTTTACTATGGTTAAATTATTCAAACTATACTCACTTTTACTATAATCCGGACTTATATTGGTCAATAATTTCTTCAGTTGTTTAATTATTTCATTCTCTCTTGATATTTGACTATAATTTTCAACTACTGTATTGCTATTCTTTGGGTCAAGAATATCAGGATCATATTCTGATAATTTTTTCTCTAATGGAGAAACTGCCGAGCGATTGTTGGAATTTATATATTCATATGTTCCAGGAATTAAAGACGGAGAATTCCATGGACCTCTAGCTAAAAGAGTATTAGTATATTTCTGAACATTTAACGCTTTTTCATGACTTTGGTCTGCCATTTTAGAACTCATATCAGAAATTAATACAGTATATGCATCTTCGTCGGCTCTATATAAAGCTGGTTTCCCACCAACTGTCAACTGAATCGGATTGCTAAATGGTGACATTATTCCTGTTATTGTATTAGATATAGCTGCAACCGGTCCAGCTAATTGACTTATTGCATTTGAAAATAAATTACTAATATTTGCCGTTGAAGCATAAACACTATTAAAGTGGACCGCTCCTTTTCTTGCAGTGCCAAATCGTATTAATCCCGAATATGCAGCGGTGCTATTAGGTAAATTACTCGGAATATTTTTTGTTGTTCCTGAAACTGGATTATGTCCAGCCCCGCCAATCAATCCATTTGTAAATGTACCAAGTATGCCTAAAGGACTAGAAACATCAATAGAACGTGATGGCCGTGGTATCAAAAACATAGATGCAGGACGTAGAGCGGCCTGAATAGGCAATAATGGATTATAAAGTCTTGTTTCATTAAATGCTTGGCTGGACTGCAAAAATGTTTGATTTAATAAAAAAGTAGCACCATATCCAGAAGCAAAGAACCGAGAAATTCTAAGTAAATCTTGGTGACCAGAACCAAGCGGCAATGCTTGATTTTCATATCGTTTTAGTCGATTTAAACCTTTATGGCCATCATCCGGATAAATGTAAATATATGGCTGTTTATATCCAAAACTAAGCAATTGAGCGGAAGATTGTCCGCCAGAGTATGGACTGGGGAAATTATGATATAAATTATTGTGGTCAGCAGTATTATATGTCTGGACTATTTGACTTGTAAATGATATAGGCATACATTAATATATATCAACCAAATTCAATTATTAAAGGGCGGCCAGCTGTTTGTTAACTTGTCTGCCATCAAGATATACAGCAATTCCACCATTTTTTAGTTGTGTAATCAATTCGTCAAGTTTGTCAACAACTCTGTCGGTATTTTCATTCAAAACAGTTTGTTGATCGGTTGTTGTGGCAGAAGTCACAGCTGTTGGTGGAGCATTTAAATCTATTGTTGGACCACTTGTAAATGCGGACGGAAAAAGACTCATAATAAAGTCAAATCCCCGTTTAAATGGCGCAATAATTATATCATATAATATTTCTCCAATTGAACTAAATACATCTAAAATGTGTTGGCCAATATCACCCACACTAAAAATGTCTTTAATAAATTGCCATGCATTTTTAAATGGCATTGTTAAAATATTTAATAATTCTCTTCCAACAGAAGATATACCTTTAATAATTAATAAACCCAGTTTTGATGGTGAATATCCAAACCAATCTTTAATTTCTTTCCATGCCCATTCAAATGGATACGCCAATGCATCCTTTATCTTTCCACCCGCCGCTTCAAGTCCATCAATCCACTTTCTTGCAAATTCAAAGCCAAATCCTTCAAATACTTCTAAAATTGGTTTTACTACAATGTCATAGATTAAATCCGGACCAAAAAGTAAGGATAACACTTTTATAAATCCTTTACCAAAATTTTTACCCTTAAAATCGTCAAGTATTCCACCTTCTCCAAATATTCTTTTATACCAACTTGCAAGACCCTGAAGTGCCAATATTACCCAACCAATAGGTTCTAACCATTTTGCCGCAAAAAGTGCAATTCTACTAAGCGGAGTAAATATTTTACTAAAAATGCCACCGTGAAGTCCAATAAACCTAAGCCATGTTGCAATATACTTAAAAGACGTGCCAATCACCACAGCAGTCATAGAAATAGCAGGCATTATTTTAATAGCAAGTGATAATAATACATCAGCAATCGGTATAAAAACCTCTGACAATTTCATCATCAATTCATTAAATTTCGATTGCAGAGCGGCCATTTTTTCACGATTATCTTTAGCCTTTACTTCGGCTAAAAATGTTTTTTCTAAGGATTCTAATCCATGTTCATCCAAATTTTGCAGTTTTCGTTTTTCATCATCCTGTTTCTGCAAAGCTGCTTGTACATCCGCATTTCCAGTTGAACGCAACGTATTCATATCTTTTTCCCGTTGCGTCATTGTTTGTAAATCTTCAATACTCTTACCTGTTAAATCTGCTAATGCCTTCTTTTGGAAATAATTCATTCTATCAAAACCACCAAGCATACTAACTTGTCTCAATATTTCTTTGTTTGCTCCCTCAATGTCTCCAATAAAGGACAATCGTCGAGCTTCTTGCATATTTATGTTTCTTCCAAACAACACACTAGCTTCCATTTCTTGATTTACGGAATCATAAAAATGCAAAAGTTTAGAAGAAGATTTTGCCATACTATCAATTGATATACCAAGTCTTCTAGCTTCAACAACACTTTCAACTAACTTCTTGGTTGTACCACTAAACGTTAAACGCACGTCTTCTGAAATATTTGCTATATCTTTTAATACTTTAGCCAATGGCACGCCTGCCGCCTTTGCCATTTCTCTTGTAAATAACATCATATTTGCGGATGCTTCTTTGGTTGATTTGCCAGACATTGTTGCCATTGTCTTGCTTAATTTAGCTGATGTTTCCTCGGAAATTCCCAGTTGAGTACTTACTAAACTCATTTGTTTTACCATATCTTTGTCTAATGCCTGTATGGTTGTAAATTGGTCGGCTATAGCACTAACAGATTTTTGTGCAATTTCTGAGGTAACACCAAATCCTATCATCTCAACAGAAGTATCTCTAATTATATTAAAATAAGTCTTGCTTTCATCGCGCAATAATCCAAAATCTTTTCTTAAAGCAAATGCCGCTTTATCAATTTCTAAAAATTTAGCAAAACCAAATTTTAAAACCTCTACTATAAATTGTAACGCTAATCCTATTGGTCCACCTGCCTTGCCGGCTTCCTTCATTGAACTCACAAAGTTTGACATTCCGGACGCGGATTCACCGGCCAACCCTGCTATAGATCTCATTCCGGCAATGACACCAGCTTTTAAATTTTCATTTTTTAGAGCAAGTTTATATTCTTCATCTTTAATCTTCAGCACATTTTTGGCATGCACAAGTCTTTTATGAGCTAGATCTAGTCCCTCTGTGGCCAGATTCTGGTCCTTCCGGTTTATAATTAGGCTCGATTCTAACGCATCTATAGTTTCCTGGCTTCCACTTTTCTTTGCAATGAGAAGGGCGTTCTCCAAGGACATAATACTATCAGAGATTTTTTTCTTTTCTCTGAGCATCATCGTCTCAACAACAGTTCTCTTGGAAATTGCTGATAATGTCCCGCGTATTCTATCTTGGATTTTTTCTGTCTTAGACATTAAATCAACATGTATACCCATTGAACGTTTTAATTCATTAACATGGCTAACAACTTTTTTCCATTCTACAGTTTGCTCTTTTATTAAATCTCTTAACTCAGACGCTTTTTTACTAACTTTGTCAAGACCAACCTCAGTATTTTTAATGTCCTCCGTTTTTATTATATCAGCCATAATATATAAATATTATGTTAGAAGGGTTTTGCTATAGCTTTCGGTGATATAGTATTAGGGTTTTCTTGTGCTTTCGCTTCTTTTTCTTTAATTTCGGTGAGAAACCGATAATAAAAATTGCGCATATGAATCGGTAGGTTATACGCAATATCCACATTTATTGCGCCATTACTAAAATAACTTAACTCAAACAACTGTTTGTGAAGGCCAACTTTATACTCTTGTGTTAGGCCAAAAAAACTGTACCGTGAGCGGTATGTCTATCCTTTCTTTATGATTACAATGGTCACAAACAAAATCAAATTCCATATCAACATTAGGCATACTATCAGCCACTTGCTGCCGTAATGCTAAACTATCTCGTGAAGTCAACTCTGTCTCCACATATTTGTTAATATACATTCTATCTGAATTTCCGTCGATTGACACAATCATTGCTTTCAATCTTGTGGTTATTTCTGGAGAAGTTCCTGTTTTTGATGCTTTAGCCATAGCAGTAATTTCATTATCAATTGCACTTTCATCTTTGTGGTTCAAGAGTTTATATATTATTCTCTTTTTTGACATAGGCAATTCAAATTCAAAGCTATTTTGGCCTTTGGTAAATCTTGAAAAATCAAATTCTTTATTCTTTACAATAGACAAATCTACTGTTTTCTTATTCTCTTCGCCACAGCCCCGGCACGTTATTTCAATCGGCCCATAACTATCGCCATAAGCCAATCGGCGGGCTGCAACAAACAACGCATTTTTATCACCAATTAAGATATCGTTTAATTTTACACCAGGAGTTACAATAAGATTTTCAAGAAGTCTCTCAAGCACTACACCTTTTCTTAAAAGATTCTGTGAAGTAAGTATATCTTCCTCTTTAGCTGTCATATACTTAATATCTACAGTACCTTTGCTAAGTGGACTAGCTTCATCATAAAAGAAACCTTCCGATGGCAAACCAATTGGTTCGCTTGGATATTTTTGTTTCTCAACTGGTTGAGAGGCTTGCATTGCGGCTCGAACCGCACTTGGAATTTCTACTTTTGGACTGGTAGTTGTTGGCGCAACATTACCGCGTGTGATATTTATTTTTTGGTCTTCCATAACTTTAATAATATATAGTTAACTTGGTAAAATTTCAAGTTATTATATTATTAATTTAAATTAGAAGATTTAATAGGAATTTCTGTAAGCTTATATATCTTCGAAATTTGCGGCAAGGCATCTCTTATTATATTATCAAGCTCCGATTTTGTACAAAGGCGGGCACGATTATTCGATGTATTCATTCCACGGTTGCCAGCATCGCGATACAAAACCGCATATTCAACCTTCTCGATCGCTTCTTCATCTATAACTTCTCTTATCAATCGTTTTAATCCTTGTTTATTCATATGTTTATTTCCTCATCATTATCTTCTGCCAGTTTCTTCTGTTTTCTAAGATCAAACATACCTTGTTCTGGCTGCTCAAGGTGCTTTATTACATTTTGATACGCTGTCTTTAATGCTGGGTCAGTTAAACTGGCCAATTTAGTCTTTAATGCTACTAAAGATGCTCGCTCACCTTTTGTTTTATCATCGACCGGTCCCAATTTTTGTATAGGAATTTTAAGGTCATCTTTCTTTGGATAATTAAACACTAATTCATCATAAGCCGTTCGGTATTTCTTGATTAAATTGGTCAGACTATCCCGTAGGTATACATACCGATGTAATTTGTGTTTTGTTATTCCTGCATATACCGCATTTGTTGCCTGATAAATTCCTCCGTGGTGACCCACTCTTGAATCGGAAAATGACAAAATAGCTTGCACCATTGGATTGTCTTGAAAAATAAATTCATTGGCCTTAGCAATAGAAAATGATTCTATATTTTTTGTGTCAAATTTTGGAAGAATATACAATCGTTTAAGCTCAAGAATTTGAGCGTCTTGAATATTCGTCGAATTCAACAAATTTAATACAACCGGCTTTGCTTTTGACTTATATTCATAACCGCGTTGCTTTGCTTTTACTTCTTCTTCGGAATCTTTCTTTACAATATTTCTTAAATTATCATAGATTGAATCAACTGTTTCATCAGGATTTAATAAGCCACGCACCCATTTGGAAACATAAGAAGATGCATGAGGTTCTGCATAACCATAAACCACACAGCCCACCAAAGAATCATTAGTGGCTACATCAAGTCCAAGCAAGGCAGTTTTATTTGCCGAGCTTCTAATGTAAATTCCATAAATGTAATTTTTAAAATCGGAGCCAGCAAACGGCCACGCTTCAAGATAATGGCCACGCAATAATAAATCAGCAACCTCGTCGGGAGTGGTTTTCTTAACATAATAATCCGATTCCATTCCTTCGGTCAATATGTTAAAGCAAGTATTGGGTATTAAACCTAATAATTTCATGACAATGGACTTCCTTGTTTAACTGCTACTAATTTCTTTTGCGCAGCGGCTAAATTGTTTTTTTGCGCTTTTAAAGATAATTCCTTTTGCTTCATTGTTTCCTTTGCTCGGTCTACTACATCCGGTTCATCTGTCGATTTTGTATTTAAAAATTTATCTTTTGCGGTTTTTAAAGAATCTTGAGCATCTTTAGTATTGAATTGCTTTGCTTTAATCATTTGTGTAGCAGCTAAAACATTTGCTCTTTGTGCATCTTTTGAATGCGGAGCAATTTCCCCATCATCTTCTTTTAATGCATCATTCTTTTTTACACTTATTTGGCCACGGTCACGAAATGAGTATGGGCACTCATCTGCCCATAAGTAGGGATGATTTTCCAAATCAGCTATTTTGCTACGAAATTCATGTCCCTCTGGTACTTCAGGCGCAATACCAAGTATTCTGTATTCATACCAACCAGATTCAAGTGGTTTGCTCTCATCTTCTTTTAAATCGTCTTTTCTATTATCAATCATTTGTATTAACAATTCTTTTGAATTCGCACACATATTTACACCAAAGCGACTTGCTTTCCAGTGTTGCGAACCAATTGGATAATAGGTTAATTTCCAACCTTTATATTCTCCATGTGCTTCCAAAAGGGCTTCAGCAATAGGTTTTAATTTAATGTTTCCACTCAATTTATTATTCAACATAGTAAAAACATTCTTGTCAAATTTACCAAATAAATCAATTATAAATTGTTTCTTTTTCTCAGGCGTAAGTTTCTTATACATATCCCTTAAACCTGATGCAGATTTCACCGCATTTCCTAATACCGAAAACATCTTAGTTGGTACTACTATCAGATAACCATGCTTTACGGCTGGCTCAATTTTTGTAACATCTTCTGGAGCAGGCTGCAAATAAGCAGGCTGTCCGCTTTTTAACATAAAATTATTAAATCGTGGGTCGCTTAACATATCCTTTCTTGATATAGCAAATAATACTCTATCGGTATTCATATTAAATCCAGCTATTAATGGCGCAACCGCTTTTAAATTGTATTGTTGCTTTACCAAAAGAATCTTATCAGCAGGAATTCCTGATAATACCATCATCTCTTTCTTTTCTTCAAATGTAAATGGAGATTTATATGAATCTGTAACATCCGTGGATGTAATATAAACGTTCTCAAGACCATATTGAGCAACTAAATAATCATAACTTGCCTTATGACCTTTATGCCAAGGTTGCCATCGTCCAGGATATATTGCAATCGTTCTCATCAATCTATCTTGTTATTTCCAACCATAATTATATGGTACATTTCTGTATTTTTTTCCTATTGCATCTGCAATTACAACAGGAATAAATCCCTCAAAATATTTTGAATCTGGTGTTTTTGCATCAATCATATAATGGTCTATGTCGGTTTCTGTATAACTTGATCTAAGTTGTATTATTTTTTTTATTCTTATAATTATACCTCTATGGCCGAAGTGAAGCTTGTCTCCAATTCTAAATTTTGCAACAACTTTACCCAATGATAGTTCGGCTTCAGTATTCTCTCTGATTTGTTCATTGTGTCCTGTTGGCATTCCCGGAAAATTTAATTGTTTATCAAATTTTTTGCCATCACCATCTAATAATATAACAGGAATCAATCCTCCAAAAGCTTTTCCATCTCTAGTATGTCCAACAAATTTATAATGATTTGTAGTCAAATCTTCATCATGAGGCCGTGTATTGAACGAATTATAGATCATCTTAATCTGCAATGTAAAATCTTCTATGGTCACAGTGTCTTCTGCGTGAAATTTTGCATTAACAGGTCCTAGCAATTCCAAGCCTGGTTCTGGTTCTTCCCCCGCTTCATTTATCATTTTCTTTATTTGTTCTTTAAGTTTCAGTTTAGATTCATCAAGGGGACCATTAAACATATCCAATTGGCCTGTTTTTTCCACCCAATTGTCTTGCAAATGAAACGCTTTACCATCTTCAAATTCCCCTGTAAATGTATAACCCGGAGGAAATGCATGTGTCACCTTTCCTTCTTTACCAATATATGTCTTTAGCTTTGCAACAAAGTCGAAGCTTGGATAGGCCTTAATGCTTCTTGCGTTATTATCACAATTTTGCCAGCTTTTTTGTGTTACCGTAAAAGTATCACCAACGCGAAATCTAATCACATTTTCATCCAATTTTGCATTATTCTTATCAAATTGAGATAATCGTGCTCGGAATATTGCTCTGTCAGCCCTTTCTTTATTATATTTACTTCCCATCTTTTTTTGAAGAATTTTATGGGCCTTATCTCGAGAAGTTTCTTCGTGGTCAACGCTCATAGCAGCATCATCAAATTTATTATCTTCGTTATTCGTTTTTTTGGCCAATGATTTATCAGCCTTGGTAGCTTGAATATATTTATTATAAAATCTTTTATCAAGAGTTTTATCATAGGTCACACAATTAGAGCATACACCAGTTTTATCCATATATTCCGCATCGCCTGAATACAATCTACTGGCACATTTAGGACAATATCCTTCTGCCTCATTTAAAGGTCTATCTTTTCCATTATCAAAAAACTTTTCTTTACATTCAGGACATATACCATGGGAAGCAGTTGGTAATTTTGCGGATAGAGGTGAACCAATCGCCTTTCCATTGCGAGTCCTTCTTAAACACCACGCACACTGACCTTCTAATGGTTGTTCTTCTTCCTTGCCAATCATTTCGCCAACGATTTCTTTTAAAAATTCTTTAAATTCTAATCTTTCCATATTATTCCTCAATAGCAAGCATCACATGTGCAATGCGGTTTCTTTCCTGATTCACAAGCTGAACTTGGTTCATGAGCTGGCATATCTCTGTCAAATTTATGCTCCTCACAATACTTACAGCCAGGCTTAACCCATTTTCTGTTAAATTCTTTTTTTCTGCTTTCATTTACATGATTAAATGGTTTTAATATCAGAGGTGTCTGTGAGCTTATTTGTGCCGTGCCACCATCAATTAATTTAATCGTTAGCGTGCGTGAGTCGGAAGAAATTTCAATGTTATACACTTTAGTTGTTCCCAGTGTTTCTTTCCAATTACTAATAACACTATTTGCAACATTTTCTTCAGCCGTAGCAGATACTTCCTGTATTACTTCTTTTATTAATCGTTTAAGTTCAATGCGCTTCATATAGTTTTATCTGCCTCTATTTGTTTTTTTCTATCTTCATTCCAAGTTTGAAATGTTCCGTCTAAATATGCTTTTATTGAAATTAGTCCCGCCAATGTTCCGCTCAAAGCCGCTGCGGTAATTCTAACTCCTGATGGCCAATATTCATACTTAGCCGACTCTCCCATAACATTTAAAATATCCGGAATAAAGCTTATCCCAAAATATAGGACGACTCTGATGATTACCCATTTTGCTTCTCGATTCATTAAAGTTTTCCTTTGTAATGGTCGGCTCGTTCTTGAGACGAATTATTGTTGCTAGCATTAAAATTATTAAGAGCCTTGAGTATAAATTCTGCATCTTTTGGATCAACGCCATCTTGACAACTAAGAATGGATCTATTTCCTTTATATAGATACACATTTCCACTCGGTTTAAAGCCTGAACCAACCCAGCGCCATTCATCTTTGGATTCCTGTATTACTTCGTGTATAAGCTGTTTTAGTTGTGATTTTTTCATAGTTTATTTGATTTGATGTGTTTCAACAACCCACGCAAATTTTCATCAGACATTTTATCAATGAGTTCTTTTATTGTATCTCTTAAACCCTCCATCTCTACATCATTTAATCTGGCCTGTTTAATATAGAAATTAACATGACCTAATTTAGCGGCAACTTTATTCAAAGCATCGTCAGAGTCTTCTGCATTTATATAAAATGTTTCGTAATAACCGCCTTTTGGTTTTTCATAATTGATAATAAAAAATTTATCTTCATTAAGACTTTGGTTAATGACTTCCTTGATTAATTGCTTTAGTTGTGATTTTTTCATAATAATATACCAATAAATATATAAATAAAAGAGTTTAACACAAAAAACTCCATATTATTAGTTGAGAGAATTCAAGTTTAAAAATGGTTAAATTTTCTGTTTTTATATTGCGTTTTTGGTTGGTTTTTCTATATGTATTAAAACAAATAACATAGGTTATATTTGAAACAAACAAAACAGGAGAAAGTAGAAAGTATGAATAAAGTAAAAGTATTAATTGCAATTGCTGTTATTGCCTTGGTTGGTACAATGGCTGTTAGAGCGGGTGGAGTAGAAGATGTTCCCGCAGTCATTTCATCCAATCTTTACATTAACGCTTCTAGTGGCATCACAAAGGCCGATGATAAAAATGAGGCATTAAATGCTTCGGTTGGAATCCAAGATGGCTTCGCTGTCTACAAGTTCGATAATAACGCTATTTTGGGCGGACAACTCGGTGGTAGCGCAGGCATGTCCGAAACCGATTCTGGCGCAAATAAAGGCGTTTATAATGGAAACGCAGGCCTTTTCTTACGTGGCCTTCCTTGTAAAAATAATCAGACCGCTGCTGTAGCTGCCTTGTTTACCTATGATCGCAATACACGCGGTTCGGATCTATGGGCATTTCGTCCAATTGCCGGCTTGAGTATCAATGATAAAAACTCATTCGGCGGTAAGGGCGTTCTCCATCTGAACACCAATAGTAATGGCGATGAAGCCACCGATAGTGGTGCAGGCTTCTGGGTTCATAAGTGGAACGATAGATTCTCCACAGAAACCACTGTTGGCTATAAGGGCGGAGATGTTAAGGGCGTTTATGCTGGTCCTGCCTTGGCCTATTCCATTGATAAAAATTGGGATTTGGCCGTTAAAGCCGAGCGTGATAGTCACGGCGACTATCTTGCTGTATTCCAAGTCGTTTATGGCTTTGGTGGTAAGGGCATTCACTCAACATTGGATAACGTCAGTGGTAATGAAGCCACTCCGTTCCCTGTTGGTCGTTAATCGCAGTAATTCAAAAATCCCGGCTGGTTATTCCAGTCGGGATTTTTATGTCCTATTAAAAAAAACAAAAACCCCACACTTTATAATGTGGGGATTTTTTGTATAGCTTGCTTTTATGTACTAAAATTGGAGCAGGGCATAGTCATAACTAATCGTAATTGTAATTGGCAAATAATCTCCAAGATTTGCCCAGTCCATATTTCCAAATTCACCATTGGTTACAAATGCGCCTTTCAATGTCCATTCTTCAACTTTATCACCGACAGGTCCAAGGACATCAAAAACAATATCTTTCTTATAGAAATCCATATAACCATCGCGGCCTGTTACAGATTCGTGACTCAATCGAACCCACTCCATTACGGTTTGTGCGCCGGATGGAACAATTGGGTCATACAATTCGGCTGCTACTTCTTGCCAAATATGTTTTCCACGGTAGTAACGCTGCAAATTGATGTGGTCAATTGGTTTTCTATCTGCATTAAATTTTGGTCTATCACATTTCTTTAGTATAAATGATGGAATTCCATCAATATACATAATAAATCTGTTTTGAACCTTTGGCTCAAAACTAGTATAAAATATTTCTGAGTTTGTAAGTAGGTCTGCCATATTATGAATTCCTTTGTTTATTGTTATTACAATGATTTCTTATCATATTTATAAATATTTTAAAATATAAAAAATTGTGTAAAAGTTATCAATTCATATAATTATACTACGACATTAAAGCGTAAAGGTATAAACTATATGGCTAGACCAAAAAAGAATCCACTGACTGTAATTAATCGTTGTCCAACTTGTGGCAAGGATTTTAACATCAAATATGAAAAAAAACATCAAGTATATTGTAGTAAAACATGTGCACAGCACGCGCCTTCGGTTCTTAACAAAATGCGTGAAAGTCAAAAAAAGACTTATTTAAAAAAATATGGCGTCGAACATCCAATGCAAACAAAAAAGGTTCAAGACACCTTTAAGCGATCAATGTTAAATAAATATGGTGTTGATCATCCAGCAAAAATGCCTAATTTTATTATTAACGTTAAAGCAACATTAAAAGACAGGTATGGTATCGAAAATTATAACAACATAAAAAAGATAAAATCTACTATGTTATCTCGGTATGGTGTAGATAATCCTCAAAAATCTAAAACTATTGTTGAACAAACCACATTGACTAAAAAATCTAATCACTATGATTTTTTGATAAATTTTTGCAAAGATAAGAAGCTTGAGTTATTGTGTTCTAAAGTTGATTATAAAGGATACCATTTTAGTAATTTATACAAATTAAAATGTTTAAATTGTAATAAAATTTTAGAAACTACTGTGTATAATTTAAATAATTTATTCTGTGATTATTGTGAGCCTGAGAAAATAACCACCGTTGAAAATAAATTTTATAAATTTCTTCAAGAAATAGTTGATAAAGAAACAATTATAAAACGGAATGATAGAACAATATTAGTTGGAAAGGAATTAGATTTTTATATTCCCGACAAAAAATATGCTTTTGAGATAAATGGTTTATATTGGCACAGTGAAAATTCAGGAGAAACAAACAGGCTTTATCATTTAAATAAAACCAAATCCTGCGCTTATCATGGAATTAATCTTATACACATATTTGAAAATGAATGGTTATATAAGGAAGAAATTGTAAAATCTATAATTAAAAATTTATTAAATGTTTCTGTTATAGATAAAATTAATGCGCGCGAGTGTAGCATTATAGAAGTGACTGAAAAAGAAAAGAATGAATTTTTAAACCGCAATCATTTACAAGGAGAGGATAAATCTACAATAAAAATTGGGTTATATCACAAAACCGATTTGGTGTCTATTATGACATTTAGAAAAGGTTCTCGATTTGAAAAATGCTTTCAGTGGGAATTAACAAGGTTTTGTAACAAAACAAACACCATAGTTAATGGAGGCGCCAGTAAATTATTTGTTTATTTCATTCAAAATTATGCACCAAAAAATATTGTTTCATATTGTGATAGGAGATATTTTCATGGTAATTTATATAAAAAATTAGGGTTTAATTTTGTAGACCACACACCTCCTGGATATAGTTATATAATCAACAATTATAAGGATTTAAAAAATCGCATGAGTTTTCAAAAGCATAAGTTAAAAAAGATTCTAAAAACCTTTGATCCAAAATTGAGTGAATGGGAAAATATGAAATTAAATGGCTATGATAGAATTTGGGATTGTGGCAACAGCAAATGGATATTTACTAATAGAATTTAATTTACCACGGAATTCGGTCAACGCATTTTTCAACCACTTTACAAGAGGTATTTACTAGCTTTTCTTCGGTGAGAGTGTGTTTTTTGCCCAACCAAACTAAATTCAATTGTGAAACTTGTATGGTCTTAATTTCTGTTTTCTTGATTTCAGTTGTAAGTGGGGTACATAAATGCTTATTGTCCCAGCTAGTTTTATAGGATGCCACGACATTCGTTTTTTGCACAAAGTTTTGAGTCATATCAACGCCGGTAATATCCTCAAATTTTGGCATTGGCGTAGGTTCAGTTACAACATTTGTTACAATGGTTGTAACATTATTAGTTACGATTGTAGTAATATTTGTCACAACGGACGGGTGTTTGCATGGACGCTTACATTTTAATATTTGTGTCGCATATAGACAGCTCAATAATATCAAAGCGCTAACTACTACTAGAATTACACTTTTTTTAGTAATTCTTGATTTCTTTTTTTGTACATCTTGTTTTTTTGCCATATCGTTTATTCCTTGTATATCAATAAATATCTATAATATTGTCATATCGTATAGTTTTTAAATGGTAATTTTTCAATGTGTAAGCCATGATATCTCTCAAAATATCCGCTAAAATTCTTACCAACAATTTCTTCATTCCTCTTTATCCAAGTTTTTGCTTTATGAATATCTGAAAAAGCTGCAATTACTGCCCACTTGCCCTCTTCTCTATGAAAGGTATCTCCATCTGAATATCTTGCGTAAACAAGATATATATCATCAAAATTTTCATTCCATTCTATATCCATTTCTCTGAAATAGTGGTCGCTAGTACCATCGCTCGCCGCATAAGATGTAACATCTACAGTGTGCTTGCCAGCGGTGTCTCCATCAATAGCAATAAAGGCATTTTCAAATTCAACAGTGGTAAGAATATCATCAGCATCCCACTCATCGTCAGGACTCCTAGGCCGTGTCACCTCTGAATATTCATTGTATGCCACATAAAATCTTTTTAGACTTTTATTTATTTCTGGTATTAATTGTTTTAATTTTGTTTTCATTTTAATTGTTTTAATATTATGGCATTTTTCATATCATCTGTCAAGTCTTTTGCTCTCATACCACGGGGAAACACATGGATTTCTATTTTTTCATTTGGAGAAATTTTTTGCACTGCGGCCATTCTATGCCTTCCTTCGTGGCCAACTGTTCTCCAACATTTTAATTTTTTATTCCAATCAACTTCTAACCACGGCGATGCTATCCCATCTTTTTTGATTAAATTTATATAAAAATCTATAGATTCTTTTTCGTAAATAGGCAACGCAAGTTTCAAAAATTCATTCGGCGTCATATAACGCTTAAAGCCTCGATAGTTCACTTCTTGATTCCACGGAACAGCACCGATACCATTAATATTATCAATCTTTATGTTTTCATTCAATGGTCTATTATAAATCATATAATTTAAATCTTCTTTCCACGGTATAAACCCAAACTTTTTATACATATCCATTAATTCTGAAACTGTTGTGTCATCATCATAATATGGTTCTGGTTTAACAATCAGCGGTCTATCAGCATAATCTTTATCCGCCAAAACAGCTTTTATTAATTTTGAGCCATAACCACGGCCGCGATCTGCTTTGTTGTGAACAATAAACGATGAAATTACATAATAATTTTCATATAATCCACGATTGACTGCTAACTTCCCAACTTTTTGTCCCCCATTCCATAGAAAAAATCTGGTCAAGCGGTCACTAATTTTATCTTTTTTAACTTGTAAGTTTGCCTCTATTGCTTCATTCAACGATAGAGCTTTATCATACAAAACATCTTTTAAATCTTTCAATCGTTTGATAAAATTACGATGTCTTAGTAACTTAAAAACTATATTCTCTGTGCTCAATTCTCCCGCAGAATCCAAACCTGCTTGCCGCATTACATATATGTCGGTGAGAATTTGTTTTATTTTTTCAATTTTTGTTTTGTTGTCTCCTGTGGATTTTTCCAAATTGACTATCTTATAAACCATATCGTTATATTTTTGTTTTATAAGCTCCTTATCAACTATTCCAGTATTTTCTTTTATAGGTTTTTTCAGCCAAATCGAATTTAATAATGAATAAATGCCGTTGGCATGAGTAATATGTTTTACATCCTGAATGTAAACTTCAACATTTTTTCCTTTTATATGAATATCATGTTTGTCATTCCATACCGATTTTAATGCATTAACATATTTATGCGCATCCTCATTTTCCATGTCCAACTCTTTAAAATCTATTACCAAGTGAATATCTATATCACTTTTTGCACTATAGTTGAATGATGCAGCAGAACCAAGAAGTATTACATTGCGTAGCAATGGTTTGATTTCCAAGCTTTCATAAAATTCATTAGCAATTGTCAGCAATTGTTTCGCAACATCTGGTTTAAGATTTCCGGCCGAATCCCAGAGTAACGGATCTAGAGTATTGTTGTAAATTTTAAATTTATCTTTTATATTATTAGACATATTGGCTAAGTTGCCTGATTGTATCTTTGGAATTTTTATGTAATATTCCAATCCCACCGCGCTGATTCCATTGATTTATATTTATTTCCATATCATCTATTAAAATGTCATTTGGTCTAGCATATTTTTGCTTATTTACACTCTTATCTATAAGTATAATATTGGCATCTGGTAAATTGAAACTATAAGTCTTTAACCATTTAAGTTTACCATTTATTCTATCAGTGGCAGGAGGATTTCCCTTGATACAACTGAGTATCTTAATATTTATAAAATTGTTAAAAATGAAGGACTTTAACTCATACATATCCTTCATAATAGGCATCTCAGAAAAGAATTCCTCCCCTCCAGAGTCCATTATCGTTAAAAGCTCCTTCCGGCCGTATTTTTGCGTTAATAAATCGCTGTCCAAGGGCTCTCCCAGTGACAATTTAGTGTATTTAATCACTTGCTTGTTAAAGTCTGAAATCACGCCATCCATATCGAGATATAATATTCTGTCGGTATTAGCCATTTAGTATAAATATAGTAATAAAATATTAAAAGTTGACTTGCTGTTTAAAAGTCATATTCTTCATGTTATTCCGCTTAAGCAATAAGCAATAGGCATTAGTTGGTTAATAGTTTAAATTAAGATTATAAAAAATAGTACAAGTACTGCTTAAGTACTAAATAAAAAAGCCGTGATTTTTCAACCACGGCTTTCTTATATCATAACAGCGGATTATAGATTGGCGAATGTAGCGCCGGTAGGCATTACATTGAAGTCCAACACAATAAATTCAGCAGTCTTTGCTGGTTGTAGATAGATTTGTCCATACAGGATATTTCTATCAATTATGTCCGGCGTATTATTTGTATCATCCATTACAACTTGGAAGGCATACAGGCCACTGCGTTGCTGTACACTTTCAAGATATGGATTAACAATACCCAAGAAGCTATTTCGTGTAGCCGCTACATTTTGCTCAAATACCAAGTATCGGCTTGTGCTTGCAATATACTTCTTCAAAGCAATCAGCAATCTACGAACATTAACTCTATCCAAAGCGCTGGCCTTAACTTGCAGAGTCTTTTGACCCCACGCGCAAATGCCTTGGCCTGGGAATGCTGCAATTGGATTAACACGTCCCTCATAAAGAACATCGCGGTCTGCGTGCGTTGTTCTATCAAGAACTTGAATTGCTTGAGTAATACCGCCACGGTTTAATCCTGCTGGAGCAAACCATTCAGCGGAAGCTCTATCATTAGCTGCGTAAACTCCTGGCATTACAACCGAAGGAGGAACACTTACAATTTTATTAGTGTTTACATCAAGAATTCTAACCCAAGGATAATAAGTAGCAGCATAGCTTGTATCAAACTTTTCAGCTTCAGCAACGGCTGCGTCAATCATTCCTGTCGATTGATTACTTGCTGGGAATACAACATTATCCATAATATAGAAGCAATCACCACGATCTTCACACATTTCAACAACTTGATTTGCTACATAAATGTGTAAGCTTGAGAAAATACCAGGAAGAACAACAAGATTAATATCCCATTCTTCTGAATTACCTAAAGCTGCAATGCATTGTTTGTAAGCAATACTGCCCGCACTTGTAATTCCTGTGCAGTCAAGGCCTTGAGTATTACCTGCGATAATATCTGAACCAACATTGATTGGAATTCCCGGCCATTGACCATCGAAACCGCCTTGGAATCCAAGAACAAACTTACGCATTTTAACATATGTTGTCTCATTAGCAACATCATAGATGGATGGTACACTGTTTCCAGCGGTTACACCACCTTCTGTAAGGTCATCTTCCAAATCGAATGGAACATTAGCACCTACAGATATGTTAGCACCAAATGCTGGCAATGAGTTGAAATATTGTTTTGTATCAATATCAACACCAACCCCCGTTGTCGTTTCGGGATATAAATCAAGTAATACTTGATCTGCTCCAACCGGAGGGTCACCAAAGACTAATCCCGATGGATATTTTCCAGGCTGACTAGAATAGGTTGAGGCCTTACTGTATAGCATTTTTGGAATAAATTTTCCATAATTGCTGTCAATAGGAGTTGCGTAAGCAGCAAAACCATAAGGAACAGCGGTATCAGGATAAACATTTTCCGTCATTTCAATTCTAATATAACGGCTCAAATTAGCATATGTACCAAATTCAATTATTTTACCCGCGAAGGTTATATAATTAAATCTGTCACCAATTCTTCTAGCAATAAAGTTTGCAGAATTTGGATCCAGATTCAAGTTTTGGAATATTTCAAATGTCTTAGGACGTTTATCTGTATCATTATAATCTCGCACCGACAAAGTAAACGAACCAAATTCAGAACCAGGAACAGTTCCAGCAAGTTTTACATTGCTGATTTCAATCTTAACCCGCTTATTCTCTACTGTACCATCACCTAAAGTATTAACTCTAAACAATGGGAAACGAGTCTTTGCTGTGCCGCCTGTGCTTCCTGCCCAGTTAGCGATTCCTTGAGAATTTATCCAAGGCGTATAAGCATTTGTTATAGAAAATGCACTGTCGCCAGCGGAAATATTCAAAGAATTAGCATCAGTAAAGTTCAACAAATCTCCAATTCTTGCTTGAGTTGTGCTGCCTGATTGAGGCACAATAGAAACGCCACCAGCAATTAACCAATTCCATGGTTCAGCAACAACTTTATCAATGGTGTCTTGGAAAATAGAATACAAATATGCCGCTTCTATCTTTTGCCCTCTCACAAAGAGAGCAGGATTGCCAGCCGTAGCATCATTGCCGAATACAGATGTTATATACTCATTATCTGTACGATTTAATGAAAATTCATATGTTCCAAATGTCGTATTACTTATACCATCTTTCAATAGTAAATTGAATTTTTTACCATTTACAACATCGGCCGCAGTATAACCTGCCGCTAGAACTTGAGTCAAGGTTGAACCACTAAATCCTGCCAAACTTAAATCAGTAGAATCTTGAGAAACATATTGTGTATTTGCCAATACTGCAAGAATCTGAACACTGCCACTGTCAGTTGGAGTAGCACATGGATCTGAATTTAATCCGCCGGACCACGCAAATGTTCCTGTGTAATCACCAAATGAACCACTAACCGAACCACTAACCAAATACAACACAGAACCGCAGCCACCAGCCGCTCGAAAAACTGCAAAACTTGGATTAACCAGATAAATGTCACTTCCACCAAAGGTAGATGAAGCAACTATAGGAATTTTTCCAGTATAAGAACCACTTAGAAAACTCATATTTGTTTGGCTCTCAACAATTGCTTGTAGTAATTTTTGTTCTTGTGACTGAGCCCCATCTCCTTGTATGCTAGAAGTAAGATAAAATTGGCTACCCGACAATGTTATAGTAAAAGTACCTACATCGAATGTTTGGCCAGCATATGCACTTCCAGAACCAGCAGGCAAATTACTAGCAGTTATTGATGTAAATGTTGCAAAAAGAGTTCCTGCTACTGCTAAAGAAGAAGTTATACCTGAGGCGGAAGTATAAGTTAGCACATCAAATGGATCTGTATTACCTACACTACTTTCAATATAAGAACTCAAGCTTCCCGTATCTATAAATAACTGCCAATTAGCTCGTGTCCATGTGCCAGGATACGCATAAATCATATATGGATTTTTTTGATAATAGCCTGTTAAACCACCAACACGGCAGACTGTTACGCGGCCTTGTTCTTGTAGATATTGTTTTGCTGTATATGGACCATAATAAACTCCATCAGCAAGACCGAACTTTGATTCAAGTTCATTGACATCCGTAACAAGAGTTGGTGTAAAAGCGGGGCCGCGTGCAAAGGGCGCAACAACTGCTCCACCAATATTGGCAACGCCTTGAGCTAGACCGCTTAAGTCGTTTTCTCTTGTGAACACTCCAGGACTTACTATAGTATCGACTGGGCTAAATCTTCCACCTTCTGTGATTGGCATATGTTATTCCTTTGTTTATTTGCTTATATTTTAAAAATATAATTTAAAATCTAAGTATAAATATGCCAATATTTTTTGAAACAACACATTTTTTTAGATAAAAAACCGATTATTTCTTAGTAGGAATGAAGGTGCCATCAGCCAAAGACAATGAGCCCTCACCATATTTATTTGCCAGTGTTGTCAGAAAATCCCTCTCTTCTTTCTGTATATCTAAATGATCAGTGGTTAGCTTTTCTTGTGCAATTTTTAAGTTCTTTGACTGGTCTTCTATACTTAATTGTTCTAAATATAGTTGACCAAACTGAAATATACTTTCTTGATATTTTCTTTCAAGCACCTTAAATTTATCCAATTCTTCTTGATTAAACTTAATAACTTGTCCGTCAGCAGTATTTGTAGTTGTAGTTTCCATATTATGTATATTTGAAGTATTTTTGATACCAAGCAAAGCGACCATTTATCCAATCGCTTGACTCTTTTCCAAGAACCTCTAAATAATCCTTCTTTACAGGTTCAACTTTTTTACGAATCTTATGTAATGATTTTGTTAAGCCATAGACATCATCATCTTCAACAGTATATTGTTCGACTTCATCAAAATTATGATTATAAACAGGCATCTCCAAATAATCATAAACTTTCTTCATTGCATCTTCGGGTGTTGAAGTTAAATCTTCTGAACGGATAAAGAAAATATTTTTATCTTTACCTTCACGCATTACTTGCTCAAGTCTTTCCAAAGCTAATCCAATTGGAGGCGAAGCAATCCACGAATCAATTCTTTTTGCGGTAGTAGTGCCTGCCATATTAATATGATCTTGAATGTTCTGATGTTTCTCTTGATTTAATCTATATATTTTTTCCATAGAACTAAAAATTTGGCGCAAATCTCGAACCATACAAAATATTCTTAGTGGTTTATTGTGTTGTGTGAAAAAGGCATTATACCAATCATAATGTATACCAATTCCTCTACTTTTAATACAAATATTTGGCCGAGCAGTCAGCCCATTTGCATAACCCTGTAAAGCTGCATAACAAAATCCACGCCAGGCCAATAACATCAATGTCTGATCTTGCGCCTTAAATTCAGGAGAACTTGTAAAATTCATTCGTGCACCATACAACAATTCCAAACTGCCATCTGTCGGCGTAGAATAAATCTCTGGATTTTGCATCAATATATTTTGAAATAATGTTGACATTGATCGAGGCATCGAACTATTAAAAAATATATTCTTTTCATTTATCATAATAATGCCTCCGCGATTTCTGTTGGATTGAATAATTCCATGTCATTAAATGGATAGTCATGTAAGGGACCTTCCAATCTATAATCTTCAATATATGCGTAAGGCCGTTGAAACTGAAGCGTCATTGTTTTTGAAACAATATTAATGTTTGATGGATATCCAAGTATTTTAGTATTATCAATTGGCCATAATACCGTTGCTTCTTTACCCAACGCCGCAGAAGCATGCTGTCCAAAACTATCAATTAATAGTCGCTTACAATTTAAATTTACAACTCCAAAAAGTTCACGAATATCATCACTAGTTACACTAAATGTACCTTCAAACTGTGGCTGATTAGCACTTCTCAAATGTAGGATTTGATATTTTGTTTTTAATATATTTAACACTTTTATTACAAAATCCACAGGCATATCCCGCGTCCAACTATACGGAAATGGTAAATTCATTCCACCATTGCTTTGTAAAACTAACAAGGGTTTATCAGTTGCATATTTTCCATTGTAAAATTGAATCTCCCGGTCATTCAAATACAATCGTGGAATAGTTTCAACAACAGGCACACCACATTGCTCTGTCCAAACTTCAACCAAATGTTTTTCTTTCTTTATGTAATCGGTGTGATGATAAGGTTCAGATTTTAAAAACAAAAAGTCTTTGTCTTTGATATAGTCTTCATAAAAATACCTAAGCTCCCCATTTCCAAATACTCGCCAAACATCCGGATGGCCAATGAAAACTCTAGGCCACGCCGCAACAACAATCAATTTAGAATCAGGATATGCTAACTTTATATTTTTAACAACCGCTGTTGCTGCAATATGTTTGCCGATTCCGCCACTCGCATCAAAAATAACATACTTTGGATTTTTCATAACTTTAGTAACTTTTTTAATAAAACCTTTACATATTTATATAGTTTTTTTATACTATAAAAACTTATTTTATTTTCTCATTCGCAACCCTTGATACATAGCTATACCAGCCGTTTTAAATGTATGTTTGGAAAAACCAAAAAATAACAATAATATAATTAATACAATTACATACCAATTATCTATTAAAATCTTGTGCCATTCTTTTTGATTATCTTTTGTTTGATTAATTATATCTGTGGTTGCTGTGACCGTCTTTTTTGATTCTAATAATATTTCATTCGCACAAGCAAGTGTCTGCGGTATATCGTTGCTCGCTACCATAGCTATTGCATCTGCACTTTTACCAATTTTAACCAAGGTAGAATTTAATGCGCATGAATTGAGCAAAAATATCGCTGGTATAATTAATAGTAATTGCTTTATGTTGCGCATACAAACAATCCTCGGCAGAAGTGTAATACAGTGCCGCTTCCACTAACATTACAATTACCACCAACAAATGTTGCCGCGGTTATATTATTCTCAACATTCAAATTATTAACAAAAGTAGTACATACAGCCGTTGCAAGTATATTCGAACCAACAATAAATGAATCACTTGCACCACACATATTATTGTTGGCACCGCCCAAAATTCCACTTCTATCTCCGTCAGCAAGATTGTTACAACCACCACCAATTGTTGCATATGAACCACTAGCAATATTTTTATAGCCGCCGCTTACTGTTGCATACTTACAACTAGCAGTATTAACTTGACCACCACTTACTGTTGAATAAACACCACTAGCAATATTAATATAACCACCACTTACCGTTGCAGAATTATTACTAGCAGTATTACCCCAACCTCCGCCTATTGTTGCATATAAACCAGTAGCAAGATTGCCACCACCGCCAGCAATCGTAGCATACATACCACTACTATTATTCTGGTCACCACCAGCTATCGTTGAATAAACACCACTAGCAGTATTACCACAGCCACCACCAACTGTTGTGTAATAACCACTAGCAGTATTGCTACATCCACCGCCCACTGTTGCATAATTATAACTAGCAGTATTACCACAGCCACCGCCGATTGTTGTTGAAAAGCCACTAGTAGTATTATTATAACCACCACTCACCGTTGAATAATTACAACTAGCAGTATTGCTACATCCACCGCCCACTGTTGCAAACTTACAACTAGCAAGATTGGCTTTACCACCAGCAATTGTTGTTCCTAAATGAGTAGCAGTATTATTAGAACCACCACCAACTGTTGCAAAACCAGAGCATTGAAAATTTCCATTAATGGTATATCCGGCAGTATTATTAGAACCACCACCAATAGTATTGTTACCGCAAGCAATAGCACCACAAATACTAACATTAGCAATGCAATGAATAATTGTGTTGCTTGTACCACCGCCAATCGTTCCAGCATTGCTTCCAAAAGTAGTATAATAACTAGAATTTGTATCGCAACAATTTAAAATTGCATTGCCAGCACCACCACCCACCGTTGAATAATTACCACTAACAGTATTACCAATACCCCCACCAATTGTAGAAGAACAACCGACAGCAGAATTATAACAACCGCCGCCCACAGTTGCATACCTAGCACTAGCAGAATTGCAATATCCACCTGAAATTGTTGTATAAATAGTACTAGCAGTATTATTGGCACCGCCACTAATTGTGTTGCCACCACCGCCAGTACATATAATGTTACCTCGACCGCCAGCTACGGTTGAAATATAAGAAGCACTGACAGTATTACAAAAACCGCCACCTATGATTGTATAAAGACCACTAGCAGTATTACATTTACCACCCCCCACAGTTGCATAACAACCACTAGCATTATTCAATTCTCCACCACCTATTACGGAATAATTACCACTAACAGTATTAGTATAACCACCACTCATCGTTGCAGAATTACCAGAAGCAATATTATCACGGCCACCACTTACGGTTGCATACTGACAACTGGCGGCATTACAATAACCGCCACCTATGATTGCATAAAGACCACTAGCAGTATTACATTCACCACCACCAACTGTTGCATAC